GCTGGAAAGTACTACAACCTCCGCTGTCCTTTAACAGGAGATTACAATGTAGGTTTTAATTGGAAGGATACGCATTGAAAGAAGAAGTAGATTTGGATACTGTGGTAAAGGATGCGGATTCGCTGATCGTTATTACAGAGAAGGAGGGTGCAGTGAGCCTAACCTTTAGCCAAAACATGGATGAGATGGAAGTGCTAGACCTCCTAGCCTTTATCACATCAGAATTTTATCAGATTGCCGACGAAGGCAGAGTAACTAAACACTAAGGAATTATTATGACAGATGCAGTAAAAATTAAAGCGGAAATTATGTGGGCATACCTTGACAAGGTTAACGATATGAGTGGCAAGTTTCAGGTGGACTTGTGTAACCTATCAGACAAAGCAGCCGATGCGTTGCAGGACATTGGCCTAGAGGTTAAGTTTAAAGATGGTAAGGGCAAGTACATTACCTGCAAGAGTACCCGTCCTATCTATGCTTTTGACGATGGGGGTTCTCAGATTGATGCACAGGTAGGTAACGGGTCGAAGGGTGTCGCGCTTGTGGGTACATACGCATGGGCATACCAGAAGAAGAAGGGTGTCTCTCCTGCCCTCAAACGTTTGGTTATTACAGACATGCTTGAGTACGGTGGGCAACCAGTGGGTGAGCTTATCGCTGAAGACGATCTGCTGTAAATGATTGCGCTGATCGATAGCGACATTCTATGCTACCGAGTAGGCGCTGTTACTGAGGAAGAAAATGAGAACACGGCTATCGAGACGATGGCTGTGTATCTCGAAGATATGTTAATGTTTGATCTGTTAGACTGCGAGGAGCACGAGTTATTCCTCACTGGTAAACAGAACTTTCGTAATGACGTAGCGGTAACAGCCCCTTACAAGGGCAACAGGAAGGATGTTAAGAAGCCGAAACACCTACCTCTCCTACGGGAATATTTACAGACGGCATGGGGAGCTAGTGTTAGTGATGGGCAGGAAGCGGATGATGACATCGCCATACGAGCAACAGAGCTGAAGGGTGAAGGACTCATCGTATCAATTGACAAAGACTTTATGCAGGTTCCGGGATGGCATTACAACTTTGTGAAGAAGGTAAAGAAGGAAGTAACACCAGAAGAAGGGTTGCGGTTCTTTTACACCCAGATACTGATGGGAGACTCGGCAGACAACATACCGGGGATACACCGTGTCGGGCCTGTGAAAGCAGCCAAGATGCTTGCCGATGCAAAGACAGAGCAGGAGCTGTATGCGTGTTGTGTGGAGGCGATGGGCGCAGAGCGTGTGTTAGAGAACGGTAGGTTGTTGTGGCTACGCCGGACAGCAGATCAAATGTGGGAGCCACCAAGTGAAAAAGAATGAGTTTAAATTAGCGGGGATGACATGGCAGGTGATTGATACAGCCATGACTGACCTTGGAACCTCCGTACCTGATACCTGTACCATCCTGTTAAATGATAAGTTGAAAGGACAAGAGCGAGATGTCACCTTGTTACATGAAGTTATCCATGCGATTATGTTTACGATGGGTGAACGTGACCATGACGAGCGATTCATAGAGGGGTTCGCTCAGTTGTTATACCAGTATGAGCAACAGAGAGTATAACGACGGAGAGTGGACTGAGGCTAGGTTCCGAGCGTTTATAATATCTGCCCTTCGTGCCTACATGAAGCGCTTCCCACCTAAGTGGAAGGCTTTAAAAGCAGCATCGATTGGTAGGGTTATTAACAAGAGGTCGGGACGGTTGGCTGAGCATTACAAGTGCGCTAGTTGTGAGGATAACTTCGTGGCTAGGGATGTACAAGTGGATCATATTGAACCCGTTGTCTCCCCTCAAGAAGGCTTTCAGGACTGGTGGACATACATGAACAGGCTCTACTGTGAGGCTGAGAACTTGCAGGTATTGTGTAAACCATGCCACAAGCAGAAGACAGCAGAAGAGCGTAAGGAAAGGGTTAAGAACAAATGAACGTAAAGCTAATGTGGGTGACACCTCATGCTGAAGAGATGGTTGCCTATATGGCTCGTGTCTCAAACCCAGAGAATCAGAATAACGTAGCGACAGCACCTAAGTTGTTGCGTTACCTGATGAATAACAAGCATTGGTCACCCTTCGAGATGGTTAATGTTTGCATGGAGATTGAGGTAACACGGGACATAGCACGACAGATTCTGCGGCATCGGTCGTTCAGCTTCCAAGAGTTTAGCCAGCGGTATGCCGAGGCTTTGGATATGGAGTGCAGTGAGGCTCGGTTACAGGATGAGAAGAACCGACAGAACAGCCTCCCTACCGAGGACAGAGAGTTACAGCGCTGGTGGGATGAAATGCAACGTAGCCTGATAGCGCAAGCTAGAGGGGTGTATGGAGCTGCTCTGAACAACGGGATAGCGAAGGAGGTAGCGCGTAAGATTCTGCCTGAAGGGTTAACCAATAGTCGGATGTATATGAACGGGACGTTGCGGAGTTGGATGCACTATGTGGACATCCGCTGTGACGAGGCAACACAAAAGGAACATAGGGAAGTAGCAGATCAGTGTAAGGATATATTGACTGACCTCTTCCCTAGCATTTATGGAGAGAAGAATGGATAAACAGTATTACCACTTTAAGAAGAATTGCTCACGGCCTAGCGTGGAGACCAGCTCAGAGTTATTCTATGTCTGTGGGGAGGATGCACAGTGGACTGATATTATGCTACAGTTTGCTGCCTTCATGGACTCATGTGGTTATGTAGGTGTCCATGAGAAAGTTGAATGTCTGCTTGAGGATTACTGGAGTACGAATGAAAATACTAATTATTCCTGATTGTCAAGTGAAGCCGGGGATACCGACAGAACATCTTGAGTGGGCAGGTAAGGCCATCTGTGAGTATCGCCCTGATGTGGTGGTTAACATAGGAGACTTTGCCGACATGCCCTCCCTGTCTACGCACGATAAGGTGGGCAGCAAATACTTCGAGGGCAAGCGTTATAAGGATGACATTGCCTTCGCTAAGATTGGGATGAAGAAGCTGTTGAAACCGTTGCGGGATTTGCAAGCCAGTCAGAAAGCTAACAAGACTAAGGTTTACAAGCCCCGCATGGTGATGACATTAGGTAACCACGAGAACCGTATCAACAGAGCAGTAGCTAATAACCCTATACTTGAAGGGGCTATTAGTGTAGCTGATCTGGAGTACGAGAAAGATTGGGAAGTACATGAGTTCCTTAGACCTTTATTCATTAACGGTGTGGGCTTTTGTCATTACTGGCCTGTTGGTGTTATGGGAAGACCTGCGTCCAGTGCGACTGTCATCGTTAACAAGCTTCATATGTCATGTGTGGCAGGCCATCAGCAGGGCAAGCAAGTAGCGTATGGGAAGAGGGCAGATGGGAAAGCAATCTGTGGTATCATTGCGGGTAGCTTCTATCTACATGATGAGGACTACATGGATCAACTAAGCAACAAACACTGGCGTGGGTTAGTGGTGTTAAACGAGGTGGAGGATGGTGCGTTCGATGAGATGTTCTTGTCGATGAACTACCTACAAAAGAAATATGCTCACACTGCCTGACATTTGTGATAAACTAGAGCGCCTAGACGAGGTGACGATATTGGAACTACTGGACATTCGTAGTGCTGATCTCGTTGCTAAGTTTATGGATGCCATTGAAGAACGTGCCGATTACCTAGAGGAAATATTGGATGACAATTAAGATTGATTTAACACGGGATAGCCTGTTTGACTCCTTGGGGTTACAGCGTCTCAAAGAAAGTTACATGAAAGATGATGAAGTTAGCCCACAAGAAAGGTTTGCATTTGTATCAGAAGCTTTCTCAAGCAACCCTGAACACGCTCAGAGATTATACGAGTACAGCTCTAAGCATTGGCTGTCTTATAGCACTCCCATTCTTTCTTTTGGTCGTAGTAAGCGTGGGTTACCTATCTCTTGCTTTCTCAATTATATGGATGATAGCGCAGAAGGTTTGGTCGCTAATCTGTCTGAGACTAACTGGCTATCAATGCTTGGAGGCGGGGTTGGTGTTCACCTTGGTATCCGCAACAGTGATGATAAATCTACTGGCGTGATGCCGCACCTAAAGATGTATGATGCGTCTTCTCTGGCATACCGTCAGGGTCGTACACGTCGGGGTTCCTATGCTGCATTCTTGGATGTATCTCACCCTGACATCATTCAGTTCTTGGAGATGCGTAAGCCCACTGGTGACCAGAACATGAGGACACTAAACCTCAATCATGGTGTTAACATCAGTGACAAGTTTATGCAGGTTATCGAGCGTTGCATGAAAGACCCAGAGGCCAACGATGATTGGGAGTTGATTAACCCTGCGAACGGTGCGGTGGCTGAGGTAGTTAGTGCAAAGGGATTGTGGCAGAAGATGTTAGACTTGCGTATGCAGACAGGTGAGCCATACTTCATCTTCATTGATACGGCTAACAGAGATATGCCTGAGTGGTTACAAACACAAGATTTAAAGATCAATGGGTCTAACCTATGTACTGAAATCTTCTTGCCCACCAGTGCCGACAGAACAGCAGTGTGTTGTCTGTCTAGCCTTAACTTGGAGTACTACGATGATTGGCGCGGTGTTGATCTTTTTATCCCGGATGTTATGGAGATGCTTGATAATGTGCTTAACTATTTTCTCGATAACGCTCCTCACCATATTCGTCGCGCAGTTTACTCTGCTTCCCGTGAGAGGTCTGTTGGACTTGGTACTCTAGGGTTCCACGCCTACTTGCAGAAGAACGGGATGGCTATTGATGGGGTTATGTCTAAGTTGACTAACCGTGATATTTTTAAGTATATAAAGAAGGAGTGCGAACGTGCAGACAATAACCTTGTTCTTAAAAGAGGCGCTTGCCCGGATGCAGCTGAGTTTGGCATTGAGCGTCGGTTTAGTCATCATATGGCTATCGCTCCCAATGCTTCTTCCAGTCTTATTATGGGTAACACTTCGCCATCCATTGAGCCGTATCGAGCAAATGTTTTTCGGCAGGATACCCTGAGTGGGGCACATGTCTACCGTAACCGTTTCCTTGTTAAGCGGCTTGCTGAGCTAGGGTTAAACAACGATGACACTTGGGCTTCTATCATCTCACATGACGGTAGTGTGCAGCATCTGGACATACCCGAGGATGTGAAGGAGGTGTTCAAGACAGCGATGGAGATTGACCAGCGATGGTTGGTAGAGTTGGCGGCAGATCGACAGGAGTTTATTGACCAAGGACAGAGTGTTAACCTATTCTTCCAGCCCAATACAACCATTGCCTATCTACATGCTGTACACTTCATGGCGTGGAAGCAGGGATTGAAGAGTTTGTACTACCTACGTTCTGATAAGGTGCGTAAGGCAGATAAGGTTGGTGCTCAGGTTAAACGCCAGCGCATCGAGGAGACGATTGATATGACAGCTATTGCAAATGGAGAGACATGCCTAGCTTGCGAAGGGTAACTTGGGTACGGTGGTTAGAGATAGCCACCTGCCTACACATTATTGCTAACACATGGAGACAATGGTAATGAAGCCACAATTGACAGAAGAGAGAAACACATTCAAGCCGTTCAAATACCCTTGGGCATACGACGCTTGGTTACAACATGAGCAGAGCCATTGGTTACACTCAGAGGTTCCGATGGGGGAAGACCTGAAGGATTACCAGAAGAAGCTGAAGAAGGAAGAGAAGGAATTCTTAACCAAAATCCTACGCTTCTTTGTGCAGGGTGACTTGGACATTGGAGATGGGTACTACACACACTACCTCCCCGTGTTCAAGCAACCAGAGGTGCGGATGATGATGAGTGG